ACGCTTGGACTACCACCAGCAAAACGAGGGGACATCGGACTACCAAGCTTGCTCCTAGTGACTTTCACCCAGTCAACCGGATTGGCAGGACGTCTGTTAATTACGAAACCACTATACTCAGTTCTCGTCTTACCCCGCGGCCCTTCGATGTTCTTACTCCATTCACGTGTGAGTTCAGCTGATGTTACAGAAAACCTACCAGCGAGTTCAACTGCTAATTGTGGGATCACTAATAATTTCCAATTGTGGCTCGCTTGCCCTTTCTCTATGCTAACCCAATCCCCCGTGAATTCACCGCGCGTGCAGAACAGGCCCGCACCACCATAAGCTGCTGGGGTACTGAGGTATGCCCAGATATCGTCCGCTGAAATATTATTTGCACCAGCTAAATCACGGACGGCAATCGACCACAACTTATGAAATCCAGTGTACCCAAAACGGTTGAACACCTGGTTCCACGTAGTTAACGCTTCACGCACACGTTCTTCCCCTTTTATCAGCTCACGTGAAACTGGATTGCGGAACACCAGGCTGGCCATTCTGGCCGGGTATCCTGCAATAAAATATGGCCTCGTCACTTGTCGAAGAAACTCATCTACATCATCACTGATAAAGAACTTCTGCGCATTTACGTCAAACGCAGCATCGGTATACAGTGACCAGATGGCAGCAGCGGCACCAAACGATATAACGGCCATCCGTACATCGTCGCCCTGCACCACCCAACCCGGTTTGATCGGATCTAATCCCGTCTCGAGGATGATCGTCTCTCGTACTGCCAATAACTCGCCGGCGTTCGCGAGTGTGTCAAGCAATGCAGTTAACATCCACCCGGAACCAACCCCGTTTATGAATGCAATTAAATGTGTACCTAACCGCGTATTCCCACCACTAATACTATACTTGACCCGCAACATACAATTATAAATATCCACCTTATCATCAGACATACAACACCGTTCGATAAAAGATAACAACTCATCCACCATAATCATCAACATTGACATGTTCACCGAGTGATCAAAATGACCTTGATCGATGGGCATCTTAATGAGTATGGGGTTATTCGCCTCCTCCACCATCTGTACAAACAGATCGAACTGTTGTTGACCTGACATGAACAGGGTACTATTCGGGTGCCCTTTTAGTGCAGCAACCAACCAGTAGTTAACCCTGGCCATTTTTAAGTATGTGTCGAAATCACTGCCTAAAACAGGTCTAACTTTACTCAGTTCGCGCTTCTGAATAACAGTGTTAACCTGTAGAGACAGCGAGTTTAGAATATGGCGCAACTCACCTTCGCTACTTGCAAGTGCAGTTGCCCATTTCGTTTTCTTCGCATACCTAATTACCCCGTCAACCTCGAGTTCTAGACGCTTGCCACTACTGCTACCCGCACGCGCCCAATAACCTGGATCTGCTATAAACTCCTCATCAGTTAGAGGTCTATAGTGATCTAACCGTAATGGTGCCAGATCTAGAAACTGTCTGACACCGCGCTGAAATCGCTCAAGGAACAGCGCCTCACTACCATAGATCGTGTGCTTGTGTACAACACCCGTCCAATCTTTGATCTCTGGTAATAAGGTTTCAACCTCTACGGCCGGTTGGTAATCACATAGCAATCCGAGATGATGGAAATAACGCCAATTCACACTCAGCATATCTTGATATTTAAACATCATTGCTCCGAATTGCTTCAAAATACTGTGCCAATCTGACTCCGCAATTGATCTAAACATGTTACCCTTTGTCAGATAACCTGTCAGTTCACGGCGGATTGGCGCAGGTAGAATTCTCCAGAATAAGGAGAACACCCTGGCAACGGTGGGCCCCCAAACTAGAAACATGGCTAACGGTCGCTCTCTACAACGCAACCGAGATTTACTATCATTAGAGAGCACATCTTCCGGAACAGGGCCGGTCTTCAGTGCCCTCGCGCTGCTGAACCATTCGACCAAGGTGGCTACTGCGTCGTTTTGGGATGGAAGCAGTGCAGACACTGCCAATCCCGACGCCTTTAACAACCTACGGCCTGTGTTCCCCAGCACACCACTATACTTGCAGGCTAGCAAAAATAGCGGATTCGAGGCGCTGGGGAGGGCTAGTTTGACGGCCCGAACCCAGCTAAATGTTCGTTTAGTGTATCACCGTTAGCCGATAATATAGTCTGCGCAGCACCTGTCTGTCTATATGTCACGACATGTTGGTTGTATTTGCGTTGACTTAACCGTGTGTAATAACCATAAGATCCACTGAAGAAAGCAAGGTATATGCTATTGTTGAGTGACGGGTCAAAACAAGGTACTGTACCATCCAAAGCTGGGTCTACAAAATTCAACTTACCTGTGGGGATTGCACCGTAATTAGCAAGCACAAGTGACATGCTTATCCCCACGCTAGGTGACATACCCGGCCAAGCTAATGGCTGGATGGCAGAACCGCCACGTACCACCATCCCCACCGTCACATCCTCCCTCCCCATGGCAGGTGCCCAGACAGGTGACATCCTACCATAAGATGACCAACTATCAAGTCCAGAAGAAGGGGCCGGGGGTTTCACCGGTATGTACTCGAATACGTCGCCGACCTCCGGGTAATTGAAAACTGGCCCATCCACGGAGGGGAACGTCATCGTGTCAAATCCAGGAGTGTTTCTCGCATCCCAGACAACATCACTATCGGCCAACTTGAACATTGGGATACGTCCAATAGCAACGTTGCTTGGGGAATTGGCAGTATTGTAATTGGCCCAGTATGTAGTATCGTTGTTAGCATACCATTCACCTAGTATTGTGAACTGACCGCCGGTTTGTATATTGAAAGCGCGGTTAATATACTGATAGGCTCTAGTCCACGCGTTCTGAATGTTAATGTTACCGGCTGATATCGCGTTGGTAGCTGTGGGGTTGAATAGATAATTCATCGGTATACCTGTAGAACGTATCATCTGATCACCCACATTAGATAATAATCGTGCCACTTTTCGAAGACATGAAGCAACTGCTGCGGTACTTTGAGGTATTAGGTTAGACGGGATGTTGGTAACTTTGTACACCCCGTTCACCATATCAACGGCAATTAGTGGGTTAAACTGTCCGATACGAAAGGTGTTACTGACCAAACCTTGCACATTGGCAATCAGCGTAGTAGGCGCCATGTTGAGAGGACAGGTCAGGCCGTCTAGTGGTACAGCGTTACCCACAATCGAGGTCCAGCCAGCTGTGTTCCATAATGG